TGATTCTCAACAAATATCTTTGCTGAACTTATCTTTTCATGTGATGATATTATTTTTTTTGCCATTTGGTTATTTTTTTGAAAGAGTTTTTAATGCTTTACTTAGATTTTCACAACTTTTTTGCATTCCTCTAAATGCTTTTTCTATTTCTCTTGTATCAATTGAAAAACTGAAACTAACGTGTTTCTTTTTGATCGTTTGGAACTTCAACTTTTTAGGTTGTTTGTTCCTGTGTACTTGGTAATAGTTTAGTCTTTTCATTATGTTATTTTGTTAAAATTTTGTTTACTATCCCGTTTATGCTTTTAGGGTCTTTTTTGTATGCTTCAATTATTGAAGTGATGTTTTGACATTCCCAAATAGGAATACTTGAAACGGCTTTTAAATAAGTATCATAAACATCATATACAACACTTGTACTTTCTTCTACTTTGTTGAAAAACGCATCATAATCAGGCTCGCATTTATACAATTCTGGCAACAACTGATTAATTCTATTTTTTAGTATGCCTTTGTAGAATGGTGTAAACTTAATTTCGTAGTTCGCGTTCTTTGCAATCTCATTAACTACTATTGCGTGGGTAATTTTATCTGTTTGAGTCATTTTTATCTATCTTTTGGAAATTCTGGTCTTGGATTTAGTTCAACATCATGATAAACTTTTCCTAAACTTTCAACAAATTCAATGGCTTTTTCTTTTGTTTTAAAGGTAATTGGTGGATGGAAAAAATGATTTGTATCTCCATTTGAATTTAGAGTTTCATATCTCTCTGTAATTGTAATTTTCTCTTTAAACCATTTAGGAAACCATTTACATAAAAAGTTTGTTTTAATCTCTTTTGTTATAATCAATTTTTGCACTCTAAAAACACCTAAATTTTCCAATAATCTATATCTTGCACTCATAAATCTAATTTTTAGGTTTTCTAATTTGTGGTGTCGAAGTCAATCCACATTTAACATTTAACTTTTTCCATCCATCAGATAAATATCCTTTTACTTTACTCGGATGCACGTGTCTTGAAGTTTTTCCCATTTGTAACCAAACATAATCTTCTTTGGTTTTTTCTACTTCTTTTGCTAATTTTAAAGCTGCTTTGTCTTTTTTACGCTGCTTTGTTGAAGTCATTCCCTTTTCGTTAGGTTCAAACTCTATTTGAGATAAATCTTTTCTTAAATCTAAAATAGTTTGCTTTTTCTCTTTTGCCATGATTTCTACTTTTTTAGTTCGGTGTGAACGTTAAACTTTCCTTTTTGTAATTCAATTGTTTTGTTTTCTTCTTTGCTCCAAGCCGATTTTAACTCTGTGAACAATCTTTTTATTACACTTTGTTTTTTTAGAGCCAAATACGTTTCAAATAGTGGGTTTTCTTCAACTTTAAGATAGAATAAAGTATTTGCATAGTATTTGCTTAACTCATCTTCTAAAACGTCTGTAATTCGATTATATTCGTTTCTGTTTTCAATTGTGGGATTTCCTTTGAATTTTATTTCTAGCATTTGTAATTTTGAATACAAATATTTTAATCGTTTCATGTTCTTATTTAATTCGCTTTGTGTTGACATAATTTGAATTTTTCAGCATTAAAACAATACTCATTACAAGGTGTTTCACAAACACACTTACCATTCATTAAATTTGAAACTTTTGGAGGTGCATCAAATTTTTGCTTTTTACGAGTGAGTAACATTCGTATTTTTTGGAATTTACTTTTCATTTGGTTATAGTTTTAGTTTGACGTTTTTTAATTATGGTGTAAAAATATAAATTTATTTTAAATACACAAAGTTTTTTTTAATTATTTTAAATTTATTTTAATTCAAACAAAAAAACCTACTCATTTCTGAATAGGTTTTTAATTTTATCTTAGAATGGAAGATCATCGTGTTCCTCGTTTTTCTCCATTTCTGCAATATCTTCTGCATTAGGTTCTCGCATTTTATTTACGGGTTCCCAAATTCGACCATTGCCTAAATAAATGCTTTTGACTTCTTCATTATTTTTCTTTTTTTCAATTTCTTCTTTGTTCAAAGAAATCCTTACTGAAAAATCATTATCGTATTTATCCGGTTCATCATTGTCCCAGCTTTCTAAATTAAGATACTTTTTACCATTCTCATGAATTAATATTCTCTCTTTTGGAATATCCGTCAAACATATTGAAAACGTTCTTCTTTTGCCTTGTTTTGCCATTTGTATTTGATTTTAAATTATAATTCACTTTTCTTTTTACCACTAACATTTGAGTATTGATATTTTTTTGAAAGTTCCGGATCGGTTTCTAATTGTCCATTGTGGACCAAACAACAAGCTCTCAAATATCTTTTATCAATTAGTAATGGAATATTATTTTCTTTTGCCCAATCGTCTGCAAATCCTTTTCTTTTCATTAAATGCTCCACAGTATTCGCAACATTCTTACATCCATCGATAAAACAAACAAATTTAGCTTCAGATAATACTTCTATTCTAACTTTTTCATAAACCTTATTTAGTTCTACACGTTTATCTGAATAATTCTTAATTGGCTTGTAAATCGATTTTAGTTGTAAATTATTAGATTTTCGGTTTTTATTCATGCAACTCGGACTGCAATACTTAATTAAACTATTGTATTGTTTAAATTCTGTATTACAATCCTTATCAGCACAAATTTTTAACTTGAAAGACATTAAACCGCTTTTAAGTGATTATCATCAACATTCAATCCACCCGATTTAATCTCAACTTTTTCGACTTCTTCAAACAATGTCGGATCCGCTCGCTTACCTTTGAATAAGTAACTAAACACTTCATCAATGATTGAATCCATCACAACATCAATTTCATCCTCTAATCCAGATTCATTTTCATCTAAATTTATTTTTGAAGTTGAAAGATTTACTTTTTTACCATGCAACGTATCAAACTCAGCATTGATAACACAAAGTCTATTTTCAACTGAAACCGAACTAACAACAACTTGCATTAGATTTTCATCCGTTGGCTCAATGTAAAATTCTCTCAACACATATTCTCGAAGCTGATTATACAAAGAAACCAAATCTGGATGAGGTTGCAATGGAATTTTAACTCCATTGTATTCTCTAATTTCTGAATCTGGATTTTCATCGTGTAAGTACTTGTAATCAGTAATTACTTTACCATCCTTAATTTTGAATTTCTTTAATGTGAAATTCACTTTTTTTGCATCTTTAATTTTTGCCATTTTATCTAATTTAAAGTTTACTAATTTCTTCTTTTACATCATACCAATAATCGGTATTTTCTTTATATTCAGTGCCAGAATCAGTACATCCGAATTCAATCATGGGATTGCTTTTAATAATTTCATCAACCATCATTGATGCACATTTCTTTGCTTGACTTAATATTTGTTCGGGATATTCGTAATTAGTCAACATACTACTACCTACATATCCGTGTACATATTCTTTGAATTTTTCAACTAATTCTACTGCTTTTTCTTTTGGTGTCATAATTTTTAATTTTAATTGTTACTCAATAATATAACCAGCTATTATCCATTTTCCGTAATGGTATTTGTAATAGGGTGTTTTTATTTTTTAATCTAATTTGAATATACCATCTTGGTAAAGCTTATAAACTAATTCTGATTCATAAAAAGCATCATCTGCTCCTCTATGTTTTTCAATATAACCAAGTTCTCCAAAGAAATGCAAATGAGCTTCTTCAAAGTTAGGCCATTTATAACCACCCCTTGGACTCGGTATTTTACAAATATCAGTTGATAATTTCATTGGGCACGGTAATTTTTTAGGAAATACAAAACCTCTGTGTTCTAAAAATCCAAAGTCAAACGCATTATTAAAAGCAGTTGCGCCCAATGGATATGAATTTAAAATATTTTGAATACGATTTCTTTTACTATCCAATGTTCCAGAAAATTTAATCAAATTCACATTAATATCTGAATTTTTAATAATCCAAGAATTATTTATTTCATCAATCGTTATTCCTTTTTCGTGGCAAACTTCATTAAAGATTATTTCCTTTTCTCCATTTTCCAAATTCAATTCAACTATTCCAATTTCAACAATCTTACCATTTGATTGTAAAAATCCAGTTGTTTCAATATCTAATACTAATATTTTACTCATAATTCTCTATTTAAAAAATAAATCTAATTTAGGTTGTTCAATTTTTACTTTTCCGTAAATTCTGAATATCATTTTATGTTCTGATAATGCAAATTTAAGGTTTATTTCGTTAACCGATTTTGTGTTGTCGTCATCAATCGTATTTGTTGTGATAATCGGTTTATTGTTTTTGATTGCATTTTGAATTTGTCTTTGAGTCGGAGTTTTCAAAATATCCAAAACCAATTTAAGCCAATATGAAGCCTTATTATCTAAATCGATATGTTTGGTATGGTGATACTCAAATTCAATCCTCATTTGCTCCAATGGTGGCATTCCTTTCAAATAATCGTACAAAAACACTTTACTTTCATTTATAATTTTAGAAGTCAAATGATATGAAGTTCTATCTGAATAAAAAAGGTTTCCGGTAAGATAAAAATCTTGGTGCGTTTTTAATTTTCCAGCGCTATCAAACTTTTCCTTTTTAAAGTTAAGCGTATATTTAGTTGGAGGATTAGGAATTACTATTTCTTTAATTAAATCCATTATTGTTTATTTTAGATTGAAATTCAATTGTTTTTTCTGAAAACTCAAAATAAGGTTTGTTTTCTTTCTTTTTTAAACTAAAAAACATTGGCTCATTATTCATTTTAAAACTAGATATAAAACTTTGAAAGTCATAATGACTGCAAGTATATCTATTGAATTCACATACTCTTTTTCCAATAGATTTTAATTTAAATTTAGTTATTAATTCTCTAGTGTAATTTGGAGTAAAACCAAATATCTTACCAATTCCAAAAGCAGAATAATATTTTTCATTGTAGATATTACTTATTGATATTTCCATTTTGTTTGTCTTTTAATTCATCGTAATAATACTTAATTGTTTTATTAATCGCTTCATTTACTTCGCCTTGAGTAATTAATTTATTGAAAGTCGTTATTTTTCCATTGTTATCAACCTCTATCTTGAATTTTCCACTATAACCAACTGGATAAACTTTAATTCCGTTTTTAATCAAAATATAATTAAATCCACTTACGTCGGGCAATGAAGTTGTATTTTTCCTTTTAGCCATTTGTTAAAAATTCAATTTCATTTTTAAGAGCTTTTATTTCGTTTCTTAATTTTTCGTTAGTATCTAATAATCGATTATTTTGCTCTCGGTAAATTTGATACTCTGAAACTGCTGACCTTACATTTGTTTCTAATTGCTTTGAGTAAAAATACATTCTCATTAAAGCCCCTTGCATAATATTTAAAACGGACCAACGTGAATCAGTATTTTTAATTTTACTTTTCCAATCTAACAAACTTTCTGAAACAATTCTAAAATCATTATCAAATTGCACATCAGCTAAAATTTCAACATCTAATGCATGGTTAAATCTATGCCTACGATAACTTTCATTTTCTTTAAAATTAGATTGCAAATAATCATTTCGAACCGCTTCAATCGTATCTGAACGTATTTTTTTATCTTTTTCCATAACTCACAAAATTAAAACGGAATATCATCATTTTCCTCATCATTTGCACCTCCAATCAATAAAGCTGCTGGTGTAACTAATTTCGGATTAGCAAAAACCTTTTCATTATTTATATCAGCATAAAACTTAGCTACTTTCACATCAAAATACATTTCCACTTTTCCAACCTTTGCAACGCTTTTTGGTTTTGCCTTGGTTATCATAATATCAACTCCATTTGGACTATTATCTTTTCGGTGTACCGTTATCATACATTTTCCATTATTGTACCATTCTGAGCCTCCCTTTAAGTCATATGGTGTAGGTGGTCGCCTTTTTCCATCTTTATCCGCTTCGGTTTTGATTGGATGGATAACAATGTGATAATGTTGTTTGTGCTTTTCACTCATTGCATTACGATAACTCAATACATCCTCAAGATATTTGTCATCACGGCCAAAAACTTCACCATCCAAACCAACTCCATGCTTCATATCTTTCCAACTATCAATAGTTGCAGTTTGAATACCTCCATCAACTTCTTTATTCATTTCAGCAGCCAAATCCCAAAATTGATAAGGTGTCATTTTAGCTTTTAAATCGGTTTTGTGAATAATTTTGAAATGTTCTAAAATCCAGTCTAAATTTCTGTTTACTTCTTCAGCTGAAATGTAATTAGAATTTACAAATCGTTTATCAAATGTTTTTCCAGTTACCTTATGAATCAAAATTGCAATAATTTCGTTTTTATCTCCAACATCTGGAACATAAAGCAAATGTTTCCATCCGTAAAATAAAGAAGTATTTAACAAAAACTCTAAAAGTGCCTCACTTTTTCCACTTGCTGGAAAACCAGTCCAATCTGTGCAACCTGGCAAACTCATAGTATAAAGCTCATGAAACAAAGGAAAACCCAAATAAACACCTCTAATCGCACCTTGCTCACGATATTTTAAAATATCATTGTGCGTGTTGGCTGCGGTTAATATTTCAAATCCTTTTATCATAATTACATAATTATTTTTAAACCATCTGGACTTTTAACTCTCGACAAAGCAACATAAAGTTGACCATTAGCAAAACAAGGTTTAGTTAAATCAATTGTACACTCATCAAAAGTTAATCCTTGACTTTTGTGAATAGAAATTGCATAAGCTAATTTTAAAGGAAATTGCTCAATTGATCCAGTTTCTTCTAAAAGTAATTCATTTAACTCCTCATTATACACATATTCTTTTTTTAAGAATTTAACTCTTTCAACAAAATGATTTAATCCGTTGACTTCAATATATTCTTTGTTATCAACCATTCTAAATGTTCCTAAAGTTCCGTTAACCAAAACATTGTTTTTAGAGTTTACTAAATACATCACTTTGCATCCATCTTTCAACTCCAGCTTATCATCTACATTAAAATCAGATGGTTTAACATTTCCAGTTACGGTTGTTTCATATACAAATAATTCAGAATTTAAAGAATCTAATCCAATTTGATTATATCTCTTTACAGTTGCATTGTGCGGAGCTAAAACGACACCTTTTGTTTCGTTTGAAATAAATTTTCTGAAATAAGGTGCTCTTATCCCATCACGAACCAAATTCAAATTATCAATAAATTCCGTATCAGTTTGTCTCAATACTTCTACTAATTCAACTTCTTTACAATTCAAATCTTTAAATATTTTTGAACTCTTAAAATCAAAACCATCATAATCTCTTAAAATCATAGTTTTAAAGTTATCATCCATTGGGGCTTCCAATTGTTTTAAATCCCCAATTAAAATAACTTGAATTTCTCTCAAACTTTTACAACCGTTTTTAAGCAATGTTAAATTTATTCCATCTAAAATATCAGGACGCAACATTGAAACCTCATCTATAATCAAACAATCCATTTTTTTTAAAACACTTCTTTTTCCATTTTTCAAAAAAGAACAGTTATCAAAATTAATAACTCCGAATACTGGAAGTGAAAAAGTTGAGTGAATTGTTGCTCCTCCAACATTATTTGCAGCAACTCCAGTTGGAGCTACACAAATAACATTTTTATTATTTGAAAGTTTTCTAATAATTTCTTTTGTAATAAAAGATTTACCAGTACCAGCTTTTCCAGTTAGGAATATATTTTCTCCAGACAAAGCTAAATCAAAAGCTTCTTTTTGTGATTTTGAATATTCCATAGTTAGAAGTTTATATGTCCTTGTTGTTTAGGTGGTTTGTTTATTAACTGCATATTTCCAGCAATTTTTGCTTTATTAATGAAATCTATTACAGTCCCAATCCAACCTCTATC